AAGAATTTGAAGATGGTACAGTATACCCGAAAGATACAACAACAGACAAGTGGGATGAGTTAGCTAACACAACATTAGACGCTTCTCTCAAACTGCTAGAAGATGCAGTAAAACAGTTAAAATTTGATTTTAACAAAGATAAACCAGACGACAAACCAAAGGACAAATAATGGAACGAATAGGAAAAGAAAACAGCTTAAAGTACGAAATGAATGATGGCATTTTAACTATCGAGATAGACACCAACAAAGAGCTTGGACCATCAGCTAGTGGTAAAACAATGCTGATAGCAAGTAGTGCAGGCAACGCTAAGATTAACATTGGTTCAGAAACTAATGGCGATAGAGAGGCATTCTTAGGCTTAAACTTATATTATAAGTGATGGCAGCTAACTACACAGAAGCGCAAGTAGCGATTATGGTTTCCGTATATCAAGCTAACCCTACTAGAAAAACAGTAGATATGCTAGCTAAAGATATGGACAAGAGTATAAAATCTATAATCGGTAAGCTAAGTAGAGAAGGAGTATATCAGAAAGCGATATATAAAACAAAGTCAGGCGAAGTGCCAATGACTAAACAAGAGATTATCTTAGCCATGGCTGAAGTGCTAGGTATAGATAGTAGTAAAATTATGGGTTTAGAGAAAGCCCCAAAACAAGACATAAAATTTATTTACGAGGTAGTAAAGGGAGAAGAAGATGGCTGATCATATGGCTAAGAAATACATAGCAAAAGTAGAAAAGACTCAGTGGATAGTTGAAACTGTAGAAATCATTGCTGAATCAGAGAAAGATGCAGAAGAATTACTAGACAATTACTGTTGTGATGGTACAGAAGATTTCCAACTAAGTCTAATTGAGACAGAAGTACAGGAAGAAGAAGTCAATGCACAGTATATAGACGAATCTGAAGCTTTATCTGTAGATGAATTTATGGAGATAACTGGTGGTCAAACGCTATACAGAGCTTAGTATGAGAAAATCGAGTAAAAAAGTCATTAAGACTAGAAATCCCGTTGCTAGACATAATAGATGTCGTAGCGGGTTTCACTCACCTGCAAAATATAGTAGAAAAACTAAGTATAAAAATTATGAATAACTGGACAGAAGGAAAAGCATGGATGTGGCTATTCAAAGTAGCAACTGTACTGTTCTTGTTAAGTTTAATAGGAATTAGTTTCTCTTAACTAAACCGTAGCGGGGTTGTTCAACCTGTCAAACGCTAATATCTTAACTAAACCGTAGCGGACTTAAATAGTCTAGGGGAAATTGTCAACAGTTCGGGACAGTATGCATTAAGTTGTATACAGTTTTAGGTCAATAGACTTTAAAAAATTTTGAATTGGCGTAAGTTATTGAAGAAAGGTAGGTTGTTTTTAGTACGGAAGTGTACTTAGATTTGATGTTATTGATTGACCCCGATACAGTAAAGTTTATATCGTGGTCATTATAGTTGCTTATAATCGCATATAGAAACAACAGTTTAACCGAGACATCAGATATCGAGAAGTCTCTTCTGATGAAGAGCCATCTCTCATGTGATGCTCTTTAGTTAGGTTTTGTTGAATTGTATGAATAATAACTAGCAGTGTTAATATCAATTATTGTATATATTATACCACAGTTTTAGCAATATAGCAAGTAATATTTTTGGTGATGTCATTGAGTAGAAGCTCTGTAGAAGTTTCATCTAACATAAAAAAGTGTATTTTTTAAGTAGGAAGAAGTTATTTACTGCGCTTGCGATCCCTCCACCGAAGTGGTTCAAGCCTAGCATCCTTAACTCGCTTTACTTCTCTGCGGACTGCTGCGTGTTTAAGTCGTTGCTTTCGTTGTGCTGGCTTTTCATAGTACTCTTTTTTCCTATAATCGTCTAGTTTAGCTGAACGCTTCATCTTGTTGCGAAAGTTTCGTAACAGTCTGTCAAAATTATAATTAGTGTTCTTCGGAGGTCGTTGCATATATTATGTTCGAGTTGAATCGAATGTCCAGCCTCGTCGTCTCATATAGTGTACTTTAGAAGTTATAGCACTCGGACTTTTGTTAAGTCGAGCAGCGATTTCTATATTAGATATAGTTCCGTAATACTTCTTTAGCTGGCGTAATTCCGAATCAGTCCACTTGTTATTTATAATTTTCATATGACTATTATAGCAAACAGAAGACCTTTTGTCAAGAACTATTTTCAGCAACCCTAAGGATATTTCTTGACTCGGCTCTTAAAAAAGTTTATAATATAGTTATAAATCAAAAAAAGGAAAACCGAATGATAGTACAAGGAAGTATGAGATATACGACAAGCGGTCGTAAGAGAAAGACAAATGTATGGCGCAAGGCAAAGCCGCAAGCATTTGTATCACAATCGGTTAAAAACGAAGTAGTAAAACTAGATGAAATACCTAGTAGTAAAACTACCAGTTATAAACCTATGAAAGATACCAGTTATAAACTGGAAGAAAGTAAAAAATTCACAGTAGCACCCGCATATAATAAAGGTGCATACCAAGTAATACCTAGAGGAGATGTAGAATGGATTGGCAAGTAGTAGACATATATTATTTAGTAATCCTAGGCTTCTGTATTCACATGGCGTGGATGTTTGGAAAACGAGAAGGAATATCAAGAACGCTTGATTTCATGAGAGAGCGTGGTGATATCGACTTTGAGGACTGAAAAATAATTCTTGACAAAGTGGTGTAATTTTGCTATAATAATATAGTGAGATTTAAAAATATTCACAAGAGATTGAGCGCAGTTGTAGGCACTGCCGTAAAAAAATCTACATATGTCTGGCACGAGTAGGAAACACAGATTTCCGAGGGTGTGGTTAGGAGTACCAGTTCCACCGCTGGTCGGGTTTGTCAGACATAGCAATTATAATAACAGCAGTATCGTAAGAACTGCACAGCGCGGACCGAAAGGACGCAAATAGGAGAAAACCAATGACTGGATTAACAGCATTAAACTTTAATGATTTCGACAAATTATTTGTCGGATTTGATCGCTTACACAATGAGCTAACAAGACGGAACGAAACTTCCCCTCTTACTAACTACCCTAGATACAACCTAGTGGCTATCGGAGAAGATGCATATCGCATCGAGATGGCGCTACCTGGCTGGAAGAAGGAAAACATTGATATCAAGCAACACAAGAATAAACTTACTGTCGAAAGTAATGAAAAACAAGAGTTAGATTCTGATGAGGAACGCTACATCCATAAAGGATTGAGTGGTAAGACCTTTAGTAGAATCTTTACGCTAGGCGATTGGGTAGAAGTATCTGACGCAGGTTTTAAAAATGGTTTATTAGTAATTAATCTTCAGGTCAATACACCTGATGCAGAGAAGCCTAAGACGATAAATATAGGCTAGGAGAACGAAATGCAAACAGCAAAACGATTCTTGAATCGTTATGCCAGTGTGCAAGCGTATCAAGAAATTAAAGCAAAATACTGTCCTGACGGACAGACTTGTGAGGTAATAATTATGTTAGGAATACTAATCGGATATATGTGGATAGCCATGTTACCCTTAATATGAAAATAACAGAGTTAGCCTTAGACAAGTTAAAACAACGAATTGCCTCAAGCAACAATGCTTGGGGTATTCGCCTTTCTATTAAAGGAGGCGGATGTGGCGGATATACATATGAGTTAAGTTATGCCGAGAATCATGATTTAACTGATATAGTATATCAAGAAATCTTAGTAGTAGACTTACTAAGTACGGAGTATCTAAAAGATGCAAAATTGGATTGGATGGTTAACGGACTTAATGAGGAGTTTACTATCACAAATAATCAAGAGAGTGGTCGCTGCGGATGTGGCGAAAGCTTCTACATATAGGACACAAATGAACATAGGTAATAAAGGAATAGAATTAATTAAGCACTTCGAAGGGTGCGAGCTAGAAGCATATAAATGTGCGGCTGGAGTACCTACAATAGGGTACGGGCATATTAAAGGTGTGCAGATAGGTGATACAATCACACAAGAACAAGCAGAACAAATGCTAGTAGAAGAATTAAACGAGTACGAAGGTTATATTAACGACATGGTTACAACACCTTTATCTCAGAATCAATTTGATGCACTAGTATCATGGGTATATAACTTAGGTGGTGGTAATCTGAAAGCAAGTACACTTTTGAAAGTACTAAACTCAGGCGACTTCAATGGAGTTCCAGCGCAACTTATGAGATGGAACAAAGCAGGTGGTAAAGTCTTAGAAGGACTTACTAGACGACGACAAGCGGAGGCTGACCTATTTAGTGGAAATTAACTTTGAAGGCAAGTCCTATAACATAGGGCAAGATATGTGGGACGCTATGTGTTCTCACGCTGCCGAAAGAGAGATTACTATTGATGAGTATATAGCTGAAGCATTTACAAAATTAAGAGAACAAAATCGAGAACAAGACAAAATTTAGAGCAGACCATTACACGCCGCTCACAGACGGATTAACAGTAAAGCCTAGCGAAATCAATGGGTTAGGCTTACACACCCTCGAACCTTTAAAGGCAGGTATATACTTAGGAGAAACACATATTTGGGAAACAAATAGGTGGAGCTGGATAAGAACACCCCTTGGAGGATTTATAAATCATAGTTCGACCCCTAATTGTTTTATAAGTACTAATATACATTATCACGATGGACAACAGAGAGAATTGTATACAGTCAGACCAATAGAAAAAGGAGAAGAACTTACAGTCTACTACACAGTAGGATATGACGATATATTATGACCTTAAAAAAACAGTTTACCAATGATACATTGGAAGAAGAACTTAGGGAGATTTGTTGTGAACAACAAAAACAAATCAATCAACTTAATCAGAGCATTAAACAGCTAAAGAAAATGGTAGCAGAAGAATCAGAAGCCAAGTATAGAGCTTATGTTAAATTTGCAGACTTACAAAAAGAGAGACGATGGCACAATGAAACAGACTTATAAAATAACAATATATTTAGAATCAGAAGGCGACCCAAAAGATTGGTTGCCAGAAGCACTGGATATCAACTTGATACCAGCTACAATATATGGTCATGATGTCGAGCCCATCGACAAGGAAAATCCAGCCTATAAATGGATAAAGGACTTAGACTGACCAGTCATAGAATTCATAACACAAGAATAGCCATAAAGTGTATTGAATCAACTCAAAGAGCTACTAGAAGTGGCTCGGTATGGCAACAGCTCGAAGACGAGTTAATCGACTTACGAGAAAAATTGGAGAAATTGGAGCATGGCACAACCTAGCGAACAGTTTAGCGGAGACATGAGCCGTAATGAGGTTGAGATAGACCTTAATAAATTCATGGCAATGGTATCAGAAATCGGTGAACTTAAAGAGAACATCAGACAACTAGAGAATGATAAGGAGCCAGATAATCCTTGGCAGAAAGCAATATGGTTTTCACAAATGATAGACTCTTGGCGTATATTTCCTCGAATGTTCTTATCAGTATATATGTATTTACTATACTATTGTACTTTTTGGTTCATGGAATTGGAAGTACCCTCATTAGAGCAGTCAGGATTGATTTCTATTGTAGTCGGAGCAGGCGCAGCTTGGTTTGGACTATATGCAGGAACAGCGAAAGACAAAATAAACAGTAAATAAACAAAAGGAAAAAGAATGAAAGTAATAGTATATAGTAAAGATAATTGCATTTTCTGTGAAAAAGCAATATCATTAGCAACAATAAAAGGACTGGACTTAGAAGTTAAAAAACTAGGAAAGGACTTTGGAATGGAAGACCTCATGGGGCAATTCCCTACTGCTAGAACATTTCCACAAATAGTCGTTGACGACAAGAGTATAGGCGGGTACACAGAATTCGCTGAACTGGTCAATGATTGAGATATTTCGCAATGTCTTAACTGAGAACCACCGAGAACAGATTTATATGCACGCTGTCAATGCGGACTATAAAATAGGGTGGGGAGACACATCAACATTCGAGCATAGGCAATACCCTTGTCTACATTCGGATATAAACAGAGCAGATTGGAGAGGATTAGATTTCATGGATGGCATTAAGAATGAGCCCATGAAAGACTTAGTTAAAAACTTAGCTTTTGATAAAGCAGTTATAAACTTAGCTACTCCTTCTTCAATTCAGTTTCCTCATACTCATGGGGATTCAACAGTCATAACTTACTATATAAATCCCGAGTGGAAAAAAGAGTATTATGGTGAAACTATATTCTATGACGATTCAATGCAACATTGTGTCGGCACAGCATTATACGAACCAAACGCAGCAGTCGTCTTTGATGGGCATATTCCCCATTCAATAAGACCTGCCTCTCACATAGCTCCAAGTTATAGATTCAGTCTTTCGGTATTCTTCCGAAAAAGGAACTTCATTGAAGAAGCAAAAAATAATACTTGACACCGCCCTCAAATTTTAGTATAATAGTTGTATGAATTTATTTTACTTAGACGAAAATTTAGAGAAGTGTGCAGAATACCATGTGGACAAACACATAGTAAAAATGCCACTAGAAGTAGCCCAGATACTATGCACTAGCATATGGATTGATAAGTTTCTAGGATTTGTTCCTAGAGCTTTGAACAAGGAAGAACGAGATGTATTGAACGAAGAAAAAGCAAAAATCAAACACTTACTTCCAGAGAACAGACCAATCACACCTTATCTACCAATGATGTATAATCACCCGTGTACTATATGGGCAAGATCATCACTAGATAACCATGAGTGGACACACTGCTACGGCAATGCTCTAAATGATGAGTACAGATATAGATATGGCAAAGAGCATAAGTCCATAGATCAAGTAGTAAATAAATTACCTGAGCCAGTACATATGAAAAGACTAGGCTTTACAGAGTTCGGATTAGCTATGCCAGACGAGTTAAAGGATTATGAAAATCCTATACAGTCGTACAGAGACTACTACCACTTAGATAAAGCAACCTTTGCAAGCTGGAAATACAGAGATAAACCCGATTGGTGGAACGAGGACTACGCAGATTATGAAAGTCGTATTACAAGATAAACCATATATATCGGTATACTTTCCTAGCAACATGACGCAGGAACAAATTGACACTTGGTTATCCAAGTGGTATTCATCACGAAATTTAACACATTAACAGGACAAAATGTACGACAGACCAATAAAACAAAAAGAATTTAATGATTACGCAAAGTTCGTAGTCAGCACAACATCAGATGAGAGTTTAAGTACTCTTAAATTAGCAGAAAGATTGCTAAAACTACAGACACATACAGAGACCGAGTGGTCTCAACTATTAACAGCTTCCATAGGCATGCAAGCCGAATCGGGAGAGTTCTCTGAAATAATCAAGAAGATTATATTCCAAGGGAAAGAATTTAACGAAGCAGAACGATTCCATCTCAAACGAGAGTTGGGCGATGTACTATGGTACTGGGTTCAAGGCTGCACAGCTTTAGGGTACACTCCACAACAAGTGATGGAAGAAAACATAAATAAACTCGAGAGTAGATACCCTAATGGTTTCGAAGCTATCCGTAGTGAAGTACGGAAGGAAGGAGATATATAATGATGAAGATGCTAGACATATTCTTACACGAGTATAGACACGAAAACAGAAGTGCTGAAGTATGGTTAGACGAGAACGGAGTTTTCGTTACCAGACACTTTGAGAATAAAATGTGGATTAAAGATATAGTACACTACGGACACAATGAACTATGGGCAGAAAATGCCGCTGAAAACTGGTCGTTAGTGGGAGATATGACATGATAGATACATTTATGACAATACTACTAGTACCTTTTGTAGCTTTTAAGTATACATTCTCGTTAGTATTTTGGTTTTACTCAGTACAATTATTAGTAACATCAGACTTCTGGTTTGATATGTCGAGGAAGTTAAAAGACAAATGGCAATAGACTACAAGTTTAACGAAGATGTAATACAAGATCACTTAAAGAACTACATAGATGCTACCTACAAGCAGCACTATGCTCAGGCAAAGACTCAAACTACAGAGATAGTATTTGAGAATGGACACGGAGAAGGTTTTTGTATTGGTAACATAATAAAATATGCACAGCGTTTCGGAAAGAAAGACGGCAGGAATGATAAAGACTTATACAAAGTTATTCATTATGCAATTATTCTTTTAGGAAATATACAAGAAGAAAGAGAACGAGCCTTCATTGACTATGATGAGCAAATACAGATGGACATGGACTAATGTTTAATATTTTAGGTAAATGGATAGACAATTTTTTAGCAAAAGGGTGGCAACGAGAAGCAAACAAACAACAGAGAGACTATGGCAATTAGACAGAAAAAACAAGAAAGGTTAGAAGAAGATAATCTAAATAGAGTACAAGAAGCTCTTGCTAGTAGTACTCCTATCACGAAGAAAGAAGCGTGCGAGATGCTGAACATTAGTTATAACACTACTAGATTGAGCAGAATTATGGAAGACCATAGCGAGACTCTAAGATATAGAGCAACAAGAAAGTCTCAGCTAAAAGGGACAAAAGCAACTGACTTAGAAATAAAACAAACAATAGAGTGGTACTTAGATGAACGCCCGATATCAGATATTGCAAAGGCAATGTATCGTAGTTCTACTTTCGTAAAGAATATAATTAATAGAGTAGGAGTACCAGAAAAGAGACCAAAGACAGAACAACGGGGGAGTGGTTACTTACCCGAAGAATGTGTGTCTAATACTTTTGAGCCGGGCGAGAAAGTATGGTACACAAGAAAAGATTTACCAGCACGAGTTATTAAAGAGTTCAGAAATGATACTAACTATGAAGATAAGTATGGTAGCAAATGCTATCAGATTTATGTAATAGAACTAACAGACTTTGAAAGCCCTTACTTTGGCTTTATCAAAGAAGGTGGCTACTATGCCACAGCACTTGCCTATGACCTAGGCAGTTTAAAACATTTAGAAAAGTACGGCGCAATAATATAGGAAACAAATTACATGGAGCCATGGACAATAATTTTGTCCTTTTGGTTATCGACTTGGCTCATGCTAGTATGGAGAACATACCCTGTTATGATGCGTATAATAGAACGAAAACCAGAAGGAAGAATAGTGCTAAAGTATAGAGGAGTACATTTTGTAATGTATATACTATCACTATTTATTTTAACACCTTGGATTTTTCAAGTTGTTTTTTCAGAAAACAAAAGAAAGATGTGGGTATTAGCGTATATAAACGCAATTTTAGGAATAAAGAAATGAATGAAGTTTTAAGAAATGCTTTAGTCGCCCGATATGAAGGAGACTTGGCTGAAGCAACAGCAAACATAAAAGTATATTTGAGCCACCCTGCAGGAATTGGGGAGCATTCAGATATAGTAGGTGCTATTAACGAACAAGTAGAGAAAGGAGCAGCTGCTCAGGAAAAACTTGAGTTCGTTCGTAGCCTAGACTGGTAAGGAACTATAAAATAGTTCTTGACTTAGCGTCTATATTTCTGTATAATATATATATATGGGAGATAGATTTTATCAACAACAACTCGATAAGTTCGGCACTTGTGCAGGATATCGAGGTACAAAAAGGAGAAGGCGCATGGCATGGACAGACGAATCCAAAGCTCAAGCCGTTGAAATGTACACAGAAGCAGAGGCAACTCCAGAAACAAGTATGGAGATTGTAAAAGATATTGCTGACGAATTAGGCGAAAGCCCAAATGGTGTCAGAATGATTCTTACTAAAGCTGGCGTGTATGTTAAGAAAACCCCTGCAACTGGTACAGCAAAGGCTTCAGGCACTGCTAGTACTAGAGTAAGTAAAGCTGACGCAGCTGAAGCCCTTAAAGGTGCTTTAACTGACGCAGGTCAAGACATTGATGCAGACATCATTGACAAATTGACAGGCAAAGCATCAGTATACTTCACAGGTGTTATCAACGCAATAACAAAATAAGTTAAAAAAATAGACGATACTGCCCATTACTAAAGGGAAAGAGTTTTCTTAATAGTAATGGAGTATCATAGTGAAAAAATCTGAGTTCATCAGAACAGTAACTAACTGCGGAGACGCAGTTATAACATACAGAAGTACAAACTCACGAAAATTAAAGTATAATGTTTGCACATTAGACTTTGATAATAAGTATATACAGAGTAAGAAGAATCGAGCCATAGAAACTGTGGATTCGGTTTTATTATTTTGTTGGGATACAGACTCTTATCGTCTGTTAATACCTAATAATGTAACTAACATCCAACCCCTTAGTTCAATACTGAGGAATAAACGATGAATTTACATGAAGCACCCGAGATGTATGAGAAAATCATTTCGGAAAATGCAGAAGGAACAGAACAGATTAAGTTGACAATCAATACCTTTCGAGAGATTGAGTACTTACATCTAAGAAAATATTACCTTGACTTTGATGGCACTTTCAAGCCGTCCAAAGATGGGGTAGCAATGAAGCTGGATTTTGAAAATTCGAGAGGATTATTCGAAGGACTAGTAGAAATATTATCATTGGCGGAAGCTAAGGACATATTGGAGTCTCACTTCAAAGATGTCCTAGATGAAATATACCTACCCTGAAAATAATTCTTGACACGGCTTCTAAAAAATAGTATAATATATAAATGGAAAATTTAAAAACAATATTACAACAAGCATCAACTGACTATTATAATGGTAACCCTACCATGTCGGATACAGCTTTTGATAAATTGGTTGAGATTTCGGGCTATGACGAAGTAGGACACTCGTCTAGCAATAACCGAATTCCTCACTTACATCAAATGTACTCATTGCAAAAAGTTTTCTCAAATGAGATTGGTACCAAAGACCCGTTTGATAACTACAAGGGTTCAGTAGTTGTAAGTCCTAAACTGGACGGAGCAGCAGTTTCATTGTTATATGTTAAAGGTACACTACATCAAGCCCTAACACGAGGAGATGGTGAGAAAGGTTTGGATATAACAGACCATATGATTACCCTAGTTCCTTATAAACTTGACTTTGATATGATAAGTCGACAGGACTTTGTCCAAGTAACAGGAGAAGTAGTAGCACCAAAGACTATCAAAAATGCCCGTAATTATGCAGCGGGTGCGTTAGGTCTAAACGACACGGAAGAATTTAAGACTAGAGACTTGCATTTCATTGCATATGGATTGCAGGAGTCTTGGAATGAGTCGTGGACAGATGACTTAATGTTTTTGGCTGAATCTGGGTTTTCAACAGTTACCGCGAGTAATTGGAACGAATACCCAGACGATGGCTTAGTATTTAGAATAGACTCCCATGAGGAGTTTAACAAACGAGGATACACCTCACACCACCCTAGAGGAGCATACGCTCTCAAACAAATTCAGAAAGGAGTAGAAACTACTCTAAATGATGTTGTCTGGAATGTAGGCAAGTCTGGAGTAGTAGCCCCAGTAGCAATGCTAGAACCGATAGAAATAGACGGCGCAATGGTTAGTAAAGCAACTTTACATAATATGCGTTATATAATTGATCTCGACTTAGAGATTGGTTGTAGAGTAGAAGTCATACGAAGTGGAGAAATTATCCCTCGTATCGTTCGGAGAGTTTAGTTGCTAGACACATATCTCACACCCATCATTATGTTTAGCTTCGTTACAGTAGTAGTATTACTATTACGGTGGTGGACTGAACTATGAGTGGAGTACAAAACACATGACAAGAACTTGGGTTATATTAAAACACGCTCTCGGCTCATTTGATGAGGAAGATGGCTATAATAGAAGAAACGAAAATGCAATAGGTCTTATAAGATTTATTATTGTACTTACAAATCTACTTTGTGCTGTATTTATTATGGCAAATGTAGTACATAACTGGTAATATGATAAATTATTGGCATTGTTTTCCTTCTGCTTTTCCAAAAGAAAAATGTGAAGAACTAAAAGAGATTTATAAATCAGAAAAAACTGTGCAGGGAGTAGTTGGACCAAAGCAAGAAGTAGTAAAA